CTACCACCTTCTCTCGCGCTGGTGGAAGTATCGGTGGGGAGTTGGCGTTGTGTCAGAGGTATTGCCAAAGCCTCAATGTGTTGAGTCCTAATGGAACTAGTGGTGCTTACTTAGCGATGGGTGCTGGAGTAGGTCCAAATTCGCAGGTCATTTTTGACATTGCGTTAAAAGTCACCATGCGAGCAGTTCCATCAGGACTAACTTTTAATAACCTTCAAATTAGCGATGGTTACACAGGTAGTACGGCATTATCAAGTTTCTCCATTTTATCTTTTTCAAACGCCGACATGGTTTCCCTATCTTCATCGGGTACTTTCACCAAAGGAACTGTTTATTGGCTTGCTACAACTTCAACTTCAAATGCTTATGTTTTATGGAGCGCGGAACTCTAATGATTAGGAGAAAAATATGACTACAAGATATACTTATGAATCTGCATGTTGTGGACACATTTACATTGAACAAAGAAATGAAGATGAGCCAATGTATTTTCCTACATGCAATCAGTGCGGTTTAGACGATTATGTTCTTAAGTCATCTGAAATAATTGAATAGTAGGCTTTAGCCTTATATCTTGATATAATAGGAGAACAATGACCACTCAATATACCGCCAATTTTAGCTTGCCTTATCCACAATTAACGGATACCCCCAATGTTCCCCGTGATATTCAGGCATTAGCCACAGCAATTGATGGTATATCTATTGCTCTTAAATCAGGAAATCTTTCACAGTTTGCCTCAACAACATCTGCTCAGTTAAAAGGTGTTGTTTCAGATGAAACTGGATCAGGATATCTTGTATTCAATACCTCCCCAACATTAGTCACACCAGTATTAGGTGTGGCGGGAGCTACAAGTTTAAACTTTCCCTCAACAACAGCAACTATCCCATTAAATGGAATGTATTCTTCTGCATCTAATACATTAAATTTTTCAACATCTTCAACAAATCAATTTTTTATTGATTCAGCAGGAGATATTTGGGATTTAACAAATTCAACTCAAACCTCATCATATTTAAGATTCGGTGATGGCACAAATACCTATGGTATGTTTGCTGGGTACTATGATAGCTCAACTACAGGACATATAGAGATTTACACTATGGGTTCAGGTACAATCACAGAGCGTATGCGTATTGATAACGCTGGTAATATAGTTGTTCAAGGTCCTATTCAAACTTATGCTACATCAACTACATCAACAAACTCTGCAGCACTTGCTATTTCATCAGGAAATGCAACAGGAACAACATCAAACTCAGGTGCAGTAACAATTGATGCTGGAACTGCAACTGGAACCGCAGGAACTATCACAATTGGTGGAACAAATGCTTCTGGTCTAACAATTGGTAGATCTGCTGTGACAACTACAATTAATGGAACAACATCACATTCAGGTGCTGTATTTATGACAGGTGGAATTACTTATCTTTATCAGCCTGCAATTACAACAATATCTACAACAGGTGCATCAACATTAACTATTGCACAGTTGCTTACAGAAATTGTTAACTATACAGGATCAAATACTGCAACATTTACTCTTCCAACAGGAACACTTATGGATGGTGGAGTATCTGGAATTGTTAATAACGTATCATTTGATTGGAGCATTGTTAATACAGTTGCTTTTGCTATAACAATGTCTGCAGGATCTTCTCATACTTATGTAGGAAATACTACAGTAGCAGCTAGCGTTTCTGCAAGATTTAGATCTGTTCGTACAGGAACAACAACTTGGGTTACTTACAGACTTAGTTAATAGGAATATAAATGTCATATAAAGAAGCGGTACTAAGAGATAACCCCTTATCATTCTGGCCTTTAGACGGTCAATCAGCAGCTAGAACCTATTCTTATTTATCCTTGTTGTATTCAACGTATCAAGCTTATCTAAATGCTGAATCAACTTATGCTCAAGAAGCAGGAACTCAAATTCAAGATGTATCAAACTATGGTAATCATGGAGCATTTACAGTAGGTTCTCCAAATTTTCAGGATGTAACTACACTTATAGCACATTCAAGTTTTGATACCAGCATAAATGGTTGTTTAATAACTTCAAATATTGGCATATCAATTAATAATGCTTATGGACCAAATGGTGGGTATGGAGGGGTATTTCAAGAAGGCTATGAGTATAGATCTTTTGGTATAGAGTTTTGGCTATTAATGCCACAAGCTCAAAATTATACGTGCAATATAATAAATCTCAAATCAGCATCTGGCACCAGAATGCAAATCTATACTAATAATGATTTTATTTATTTTACTCTTTATTTTTCAGGTGGATTAAGTGTTACAACTAAAAAGCAAATATACTCATGGGATTCTCCACTGCATGTTTTTGTGTCTGTAAAAGATATGATTATGAATGTATATGTAAATGGTTTAACGGATGAATCAGTTTCTATCCCCTCAAATTATCAATTTTATTCAGATTCTTCAAGTACTTTTAATGTAGGTCCTGCAAGTAATAATTCATACTTTACTATAAATGGTTTGGCTTTTTATGACAGGTCTTTATCTTCAAATGAAATAAAAAATCATATGTTCTGGGCATATAAAGATTCAAACCCAACATTATATTCAAATCAAACAGATGTATCTCACTTTTCATTTGATAATAATGATGGTCAACTTGTTTTTTCAAAACAATTTAATAGTAATAATATTTACAGTGAAGGAATTTTTTCAAATGTTGTCACTGATAAAACAGGCATCACATTAGCAAATACAACAGTTCCATATTCAACTGTAGGCACCTGGGTTTATAGCCTAGCTGTTGGATCATATCCAAACTTTACTGGGGTTGAAATATCTTGGGATTCTGGTTCATATACAAATATGTCTGCAACAAGCTTGATTGTAAGCCGTTATGCTACTGTTTCTGTTTCTTATGATAATGGTTTAAGTTATTATAATGTTTCAAATGGAAAAACTTTTCCTTATTTCTTGTCCAACTACGGATCAAGTTTTGCAGGTCAATGTTTAATTAAAGTAACTCTTTATTCAGCAGATACTTCGGCGGGACCACAAACAAGAATTGATAATTTAAATGTAAATGTTTATTCAGATATAACTAAAGTCTCAGATTCAGGCTTATTTAAAATATCTCCAGCTTCAAGCACAACTTATATGATTAAGAAGGATACTACAGATATTCTTTCAAGATCTAGAAATCTAGGTGTTCGTTTTTCTGCACAAGACCCAGGATCCAAATCTGGATATGCTGTAATATCTCCAACTTCATCTTCTTCATATCAAACAATAGAGTTTTGGATGGAATATGATGGTAAAGGCTCGGCGGTATTAGATACCGATCTTTCTGGTACTGCAGATTTATATATAGACTCTTCAAATGTTTTGCAAAATTCAATTTCAGGATCAACTTTATATGTCAACGGTATAAGTAGAAACTCATCTCCTATTACACTGACAAATGGAGAAATATATCATGTGGCTTTGGTATACCCAAGCTCAAGATCATCTAACATACTTATAAATGGCTCTTATGATGCATCTAAGCTTCCATCAGAAGCCACATATGGCTATATAAGCATTTATCCAAATGCTTTGGGTTTAACTGAAGTTCAAAATAGATATTTATCTTTTGTTGCCATTAATACCTCAGTAGCTTATGATTCAGTCACCTCTGTAGGATCAGTTCTTGAATACTCTGGTACATTTTCTCAAATAAACAATGGTCAACCAATAAGTTTCCATACTCATGCACAATAAAATGGCAGTCTAATGTTCAGTTTTGAATAGTTTGATGGTATTATTGGCATATGGGTAAAATGAAAGTAACACCAATTGATGAGGTAAACTGGGGAGTTTACGCCTGGCAAATGCCTGATGAATCATTGGTTATGGATGACGAGGGCGGATATCTAAGTATTCCGTCTATGAAAGGCGATATACGCCAAATTAAAAAGCTGAAAGATGCAGCAAAATACTATGGTTTAGAAGAAGGACATCCTATTTTTTTTGCGGGACACAGAGCAATTGATGATGAAGAGTTACAAATTCAACAACAGAGATTAGAGTTAGGTCTTGTTCCAGATGTAATGGATACTCCAGCAATGCTTGAATACTATAAAGAAATGAAGGAGATGAAAATTGACTAATTTAACTGTTGTTGATGCTGATGATGAAGCAGAAGGTACTATTACAGTCAAGCTTGGAACACAGCATACTGTAGAACAAGAATTTGATGATCCCTTTAATGCAAGATGGGATGATATCAAAAAGGCAGAAGGGTTAAGTCCTAATTTCCGTCGTCAAGTAAATCGTATTGAAAAGTCATTTACAGGTGTAGATGATGCTAAATCTAAAAAGCTTGATCCGCTTGATCTGACTGGCTATTCTCTTTTTCAAATTGTTCAGCCACCATACAATGTTCTATACTTAGCACAACTTTATGATATTTCTCCATATCATCACTCTGCTGTAAATGCTAAGGCAGCAAACGTCATTGGATTAGGCTATAAGTTTGATAATACTTGGGCAACATCTTCAAAGATTGAAGCTGTTATGGAAACTCCAAAAAAGCTTGATAAATTACGTTCAAAAATTGAAGGGATGAAAGAAGAACTTCGTACCTTCTTAGAATCTCTTAACTCAGATGATTCATTTACAGAAACAATGAAAAAGATTTATGTTGACTTAGAATCAACTGGTAATGGATATCTTGAAGTTGGTCGTACATCAACTGGTAAGATTGGTTATATTGGACACATTCCAGCAACAACTATGCGTATCCGTCGTCACCGTGATGGCTTTGTGCAAGTTGTATATAATCGTTATACATTTTTTAGAAATTTTGGAGACACAGAAACTCCAGATCAAATCGGTACAGATCCACAGCCAAACGAAGTAATTCACTTTAAGATTTTTACACCATCAAATACATATTATGGTGTACCAGATATTTTGTCTGCAAAAAATGCAGTTGCAGGTGACGAATTTGCACAACGCTTCAACTTAGATTATTTTGAAAATAAAGCTGTTCCAAGATATATCATTGTTGTTAAAGGTGCAAAGCTTACCGCTGATGCAGAGCGTAAATTGCTTGAATTTTTTCAAACAGGACTCAAGGGTAGAAACCATAGAACACTTTACATTCCTCTCCCATCTGATGGAGAGCAAGGTCGTGTAGAGTTTGAGATGAAGCCTGTAGAGGCGGGAGTTCAAGATTCTTCATTTAAGAACTACGCAGTAGAAAATAGAGATCGTATTCTTATTGCTCACCGTGTTCCAATTTCAAAGATAGGTATGCCACAAGGCGTTTCTTTGGCAAATGCTAAAGATGCTGATAAGACATTTAAAGAACAAGTTTGTCGTCCACGTCAAGAAGAGCTTGAGTTTAAAATTAATCTTATTATAAGAGAGCTTACAGACGCTTTTGTACTACGATTTAATGAACTTGCATTGACAGATGAAGAAACTCAGTCAAGAATTGATGATCGTTATATTAAAGATCAAGTTATTGTTCCTAATGAAATTCGTGCTCGTAAGGGACTTGCTCCCCTTCCAGGAGGTGATGCTGTTGTTGTTTTAAATCCTAAAGCAATGCAAGATGCAGTATCAGATGCAAGTGGTAACAAAACTCGTGATCAAAATAGAACAATAAATGCTCCTGATAAAATGGGAACCGCTCGGAACGCAAAGGGCGAGGGTCCACAAGAAGGTAACTAAAAAATGGCAACAGCATTAGACGTACTAAATGTTGCAAGGATGCAGATAGGCTTTCATGAAGGTGTAAGCAATGAAAATCCATATGGTGACTGGTACGGAGTTCCTAATGCTCCATATTGTGCAATGGGCGTGTCTTGGTGTTTTGCTCAAGTAGGTTTATCACATTTAATTGCTGCACAAACCCCTAAAGGATTTTCTTATAATCCTGCAGCACTGCCTTGGTTTCAAAGACAAGGTTTAGTAGT